GCCACTTTCTCGTCAGCGATGACGATATCATCCCCAAGTAAGGCATAAAGTTCAAACCAAACCATCACTCCATATGCTCTATAATGGGCAAATTGGACAAGAAAATGATGGGAGAGCGAGAACGACGCCCACGAAGAGAGAGCTCCTTGTGGTTGTCCCGCCGCATACTTCACAGTATGTGGAACCGAATCCATTCCCTTTGGGGTCTGGATGGTAACCCCTTTTGGGGGTTTCGGCACCATGAAGTCTCTTGATGCTATCAAGATCGTCCATAGTCTCGCTAGCCGCGGTCCAATGAGCAGACTCACGACTCCGTGCTCCAGTGTTAGTGGGAACCGATCCGTTGCCGCACTCAAATCATATGACCAGTAGGACCCCTTAGGGCCTACTCGCTCCAGCAGCAACTTAGCTGGGGCCACTTGATTAAACGTCCCATCCTGAGGGATGGAACGTAAAACCTTAAAGAGTGCTTCGTGAAGCGGTAAGAACACTATCTGTGACACGTACTCCATCATTGCGAATACCCGGACCTTACCGGCGGGTTCGACTTTATACCCAAGTTTTCCTAGTCCTTGCGTTCGTCCAAAACCGGGAAATGACCCAGCCCCGTGTGTTGCCACAGAGGGATCCCCCTCGTTAGAGGAGAATAATTGTTCGAGCTGAGAGATCACCTTTCGGCCAAGGTGAAATAGCCGTGTTACCACAGTGTCTTCCACCAAGACCAACCATTCTTGCAAGAATGGATACAGGCTATGAGAGTTCATCTTTCCATCACCTCCGGCATCTAACCAGGCTCTCACATCCGATAGGACAGATCCTACCGAAGTGGGAGAGACTAGTGCTTTCTTCGACGACGAGCCTCGCGACACGCCATCGGGTCCGAAAATAAAGGAAGGACGAACTCCTCCTGTATTGGGTGAGCCCTTCAGGATCGCAATGAGTCGGGGTTTTAGGTTTAAAGAGTGTGGGTTCTCTCCTCCCCTGCATAGAAGTCCGGCTAAACGGGCGGAATACTCAAGCGGAGTCTCTCCGGGTTGAGCACCCGAATCCGATAGCGTTACCCTTTCGGGCTTCGAGGCCCATATGCAAGGTCTAGACCGTAAACCGGTCGACCACGTCTTGACCATGACTGGCCAAAACGCGACCAAGAACCGCCACCATTCCCACACGATATCCGTC